AAGCCATCGGTATTATCATTAGAATTACTTATTTGAGAAGGAGTCATACCCATAGCTGTCTGAGTAATGGAATTATTCATAAGAGAACCCCAGTTATCTAGATGTACTCTTAGTAATTCATCTTTACGGGACCTTATATTACGGTCTTCATCCTGATTCATGTACTCAGTCCAGTAGGCTACAGCACCTGATAGAGCATCTAAGATGTCATCATGTACTAAAGAACCTCTATGTCTTGTTATACGAGACATCTGATAGAAGAGCTGAAGCTTTAGTTTTCTTTCTGGTGCTTCGTTGGGGTTAGATCTATAGTCTTTTTCCACTACCTTACGGTCTATTATGAGCCTGTGAGAGTTCATTACAGGTTCTAAGGTATCTATTATGCGTAGTTCTTTGGTTTTATTGTTTCTAACGTCTTTTACTTCGCAGGGATGATACCTCATAAGGAAGGGTTTTAGTAGTTCAGCAAACATACCACCACCCATATTGGATTCTACGAGGATTGTATTAACTTTATTTGTTTTAGCTATTTTGGATAGGGTTGTTAATACTGCATCACTGTAACCACCGTTAAGACCCCCTGCATCGGGAACGTATAGATTTCCATTAAGCATCTTTACAACAGCGTAACCAGTGGCATCTCGACCCTTTCCAGAGGGGTCTACGAACATAACAGAGCCTGTATATTCGATCCAATCACCAAATTGTTGAGCAGGGCGATAGAAATGATCACCATTAAACCCTACACAGGGTAATTCTTTAATTACATACTCTGGTGAAGAAGACCATATAACCTTTTCTGGTGCATGATCAGGATTAACACTGCTGATGATAAGGTCTGATAGCTTGAGAGGGTATCTATCTTGGTCTGATAGGCTAGTGTCTAGCATAAACTGTAAAGAGAACCCAGAACGGCCATAGGAAGCCTCACGTTCCATTAGATCTATTGATGAGAACCTATCTGGGTCAACAGGATCTTTAGGCTTTACAAGCTCTTCTGACAGCTTCTGAGCTAACTTGGGAGCTAATCTATCTCCATAGTTGTTTTTAAGGTCTGGATAACGTGCAGTCCAGATGCGTGTTGTATATCCACGTTCTTCCAGTGTCAAATATAAAGATTGTTCTGTTTGTGGTGTACCAAGAAAGGTTATTTTGCCGTTTGGTTTGAGAATGGCATCAAATTCTTTAACAGCTTCACTTAACTTGTCTCTCATCGGTTGAGTAAAGCTGTTATTTGGTACTTCTACATCATCAGCTATGACCTCATCTGCCCTGCTACCTGCCATTTGTCCCAGAACACCCTGAGACTTTACTGAAGGTGCGTGGTCAGCGTGTGCAGGGCCAACATCAAAACTTATCTTACTGTTTCTTTGTGAGTCATCTGGTCGTAGTGGAGCAAGTATAGGCATCTCATTGATCAATCTCATAGTGAAAGTAGAGAAGTTATCGGCTCTATCCTTACTTGCAGAGACAACAAGAAACTTTAATTGTGGATTCATCCGTAGTTTCCATACAACATAGGTGGATGTAATCCAACTCTTACCCACCCCTCTAAAGGCTTGTATGATCTTTCTACGAGGGCCATGTTGTAAATACTCGGCTATGTCCAATTGAACTGGTGTGGGGTCAGGCAGGTTAAGATGACGCCAGGTAATTATTAGAAAGTATCTAAAATCTTGTAGTTTCTCAGGAAGTGGTTGCATAAAGATCTTTTACCCTCTGTAAAGGAATAGCTGCACATTGAGGTACAACACTATTGCCTAATGATCTAAGTCTGTCCACCCGATTTCGTAGCCCATCATCTCCTCTACGAAGGCAGGGTTCAGATACATATGATCGCCATTTTGGGGATAGGTGTGGTGTATTGCTCTGCCAAGTGAATCCTGTTTTTTGCATTTTTGTGTTGATTGTGAACTTCCGTCTTTCCATTCCCTTGCTGTAGGAGTTGGTAAACTCTGTAGATGATTGAATAGTTCCACTGTTTGAGGGTTTACTGCTTCTCTCAGATTGGCAAGATTGGTTCTGCCTTTCCTGTGTTCTGTCACTTGCTTCACCATTGAACCCACACTTCTCTGCGGAAGGTGATCCATTGTCGTTGGGGTAGGCAACGAGCCACCATCTGTTTCTCTGATGACAGGCTCCCACAGAACTTGCTGGTATAACTGACCATTCTGCATCATACCCTGCTTCGGAAAGCTCCCTGAGTACAATGTCCAACCCTCTATTAATGATCGCTGCCACGTTCTCCAAGACAACGTATTTGGGTCGTACCATGCGTATGACTCTGATGAGTTCGTAAAACAAACCTGATCTGGTTTCTTTCGTAATGCCTTTTTGAAGACCTGCAACTGATATGTCTTGGCAGGGAAATCCTCCTGTGATGATGTCAAACTCTCCAGGTGTAGCTGTGAATGTTGTGATGTCGTCATGGATGGGAACGTGTGACCAGTGTTTGTTAAGGACTTTTTGGCAGAAGGGGTTGATTTCTATAAACTGAGTTGTTTCAAAACCACCTACAAGTTTTTCAGCAGCGTAGGAAAAGCCACCGATACCTGCAAAGGTATCTAAAAGTTTCATAGGCTATCTTTCTAGTGCAGGTATCACATCAAGATCTGGAAGGCTTGACATCAGATCTTCCATAGGATTGTTTGCTGTTGGAATACATTCAATACCATTATCTTTCAATAGTTGTCTTGCTACGTTTAGATCACCTGCTTTTGCTTCACCACTCTTCACCTTATCTAACAGATTTTCTATAAGAACTGTATGCAGATTTTGTAATAATTCTAATTTTTTGTCGTTACCCATAATTAGAACATTTTAAGATACTATCCCTAGCATAGCTTTAATTTTAGTAAATATCGTAGTCTTCTTTACTTTCTTTTTGTTTTCTTTTAAATTATTTTTGTAATGATGAAGAGCCATTTCAGTTCTTAATAATTTAAGTTCTGTGTCAGTGATACGTTGCATGGCTGCCATTATAAGATAATCTTGCATTCGGTTTTCTTTTACCAAAGCAAATGAATATGCTTTCATTATACTTTCTGGTAGTTGTTCCACTTCTCTACATCTCATTTCTATTTCCAGTTCAATTTCAAGAGGTGGTTCGCCTATAAGTATTTTAAAAAACTCTTGACTGTTCATGTCAGTTCATTTTAGGAAACAACTGTTGCTCCAACATATCAACAGCCCTGTCATCAAGACTATTCGAGGTCTGCTTGCAGATTGATCTAAGCAGATCAACTACTAATCTTTTTACAGCAGTTGTAGTAAAGAACTTTAGTAGTATTGGTTTTAAGATTTTCAGCATAATTACTATTGTGTTACTTTTCAAACATACCAATATTTGCTAAGTTTGCCATATAGCTGCCTAAATAAGCAGTGGTCAACAGCTTACTCCTCACACACTAAGGCAGTTTTTTTTATTATGGAAGATCAAGAACCAAGTAAAGTCGAAACCATTGTTAAAGTTTGTGTGCTTTTGTGGTCGGCAACATTATTATCTCTCTCATACTATGAACCGCCATCTGGTAAAAAGATTGTAGATTTTGACCCGACATTTATTGCTTCGATTTTTTCAGCTTCCACAGCTTCACTAGGTTTTCAGATAAAGAAGAAAAAAGATACTATAGTAGATAATAAGAACTCTAAAGTAGGAATCAAATGAAAAAACTTTTTGCTTTACTTCTATTCTTACCAACGGCTGCTTTTGCTGATATAAAACAGGAGTTTGTTACCTCTGCACAAATTACTGTAGATATGCCATTTGTAACTACACAGAAAATTGGTACAACATATTCACTAAGCGGAAACAATATCACTCCATCTGTAACTGTAGGAGATACAACAACATCAGGGAAAATTGGTGGCATTAATGTTGGGTCGTTAACTGATGGCGTTCCAGCAATGATACAAACTGATACCTCAGTTACAAGTGCAGGTTCAGCCTTTTCCAAGACAGAATCGGTAATTATGGGAGATGCTACACCATCTACTGTCACCCCTTCCAGTGGTATAGCAGCATTACCAATATTAGGAGGAACAACTACCGTAGCTTCTGGCGGTACTGCTGGATCGCTTGCATTAACTTCACTATCTAGCGGAGTCCATACTTGTACTGCTGGTGGATCGGGTACAAGCTGCATAGGATCTACTAAAGTTACTATTACGATTGACTAAACTTTGGCTCATAGTTTTATTAGCATTACCAGTAAGAACACTTGCTGTTCCTGTAGTTCCACAATTTCGTTCGGGTACGAGCCAAACTTCAAGCACTTCAGAGTCAGTAATAAATGAAACCATCACGAGTCATCAATACAGAACAGGATATAGCTACTCAGCATCAGGACATAATATTGAATCCTCAGACCTTAACGGATATATCAACCCTACAGCTACACAACTTACAGAACAAACAGTTGGAGGAGTAAATTTTAGTTGGACTTCACCAAACTTAGATGCTGTGCCAAGATGGAAAATAACAACCCCTGGATCAGCCTTTTCTCTTCAAGAAACTCTAATCACACCAGGATTAGACACAGTAACCACCATAACAAGAACAATAAATTCAAGCACTACAACAGAAACTACAACTACCTTTGGTCAATAGTTTTATTACTTTGTCCTACAAAAGTTTTTGCTAATACAACAGTTGCAAGTCCTAGTTCTAATGCTCAAGGTGTTGTAAATAATAATGCTACCATGATAACCCCATCAGCTATGCCATCTTTTCGTATGAGTCAAGGTATTGTCTGTGCCTCTCCTAGCCTTACAATCACTCCGTATGTAACAGATGCTTGGTCATTTAACAGGCCAATAGAACAAATTACTAGGCAAAATATATATGACGAAAATACTGGTGAGATAAAATATGTTCAAGAGACTCCTAGATTTGAAAAAGATAATTACAATTTGAACTATGGTATCTCTGCTCAGATAAATATTCCATTAGGAAAGTCACCAGCCCTTTGCCATAAGGCAACACAGGTAAACATAGAAGCACAGGAATTATTGATAAAGAAAACTAAAATGGAGATCAGTTTATATCGTTTGGAGATGTGTGCAAAACAGGCAAAGCTTGGAGCTACATTTAGGCCAGGTTCTCCTAGTGCTTTGACCTGTGAAGATATTATTGTTAATATTCCACCCAATCAAGTTATCCCACATACTCATAAACTTAATTAGGTTTTCTTTTTTTTAGTCAACTTTGTCACGACTTGTTTAACTATTGGCCGTACAAGCTGAAGTACCAATGGTGCAGAAGCACCAACCAAAGCAAGGCTAAAAACCCCAACAAACTGTGGAGCAGACGGAATGTATTGTTCTTTCCACTCAACTGCTTCATAGAGAGTTATACACTCACTCCCATCTTGCCCTCTTTCATGTCCGATAACACGTTCTAACTTTTTATCGTTACGAAAGTCTCCTACTCTTTGGTCATTTTTTCCAGGACAGGGAGGAAAAGGTGGTGGAGGATCTGGTGGTATATCAGGAATCTTTGGCTGCTCTGTTTCTGGGAGTGGAGGTGGATCGTTACTTACAGGTGCTTCCTCTGTAATGACAAGATTTTCAGGTGTATAGTCAAGAGGAATAAAACCAGGAAACGGAAAATCACAGGTAGTAAACACTCCATTAGGATCTTCCAATAATAAATTACGATTACCAGTATTTTTTATATCTCGATGCTGATAAGTACAACCAGGAACATCTATCTCAGGCGGTGTTGTAATGGTTAGATAATGAGGAGTATAAGGTTCTGGTACGTCTGGGATATAAATATCAGGTATTTTTATATCAGGTATCTCCATCTTCTACATCTCCTATAGAAATAGACCAGCCATCTTCTCCAAACTTACCTTTTTCTACAATCTTAGGTTTTTTTACTTTTTTATCTAGTTCTTCGTGATACTTTTTTATATCATTATCTAGCTCTAAATTGAATTTTTGCATACGCAACCAATGAATTAATTTATCTACATAGTATTTAATTAGCTTTTTTAAAAATCCAAAAATCATTTAATAATCGGCATTGATGGGCCAGTAACTTTTGGTAATTCCTGATCTAATACTTTAGGCATCATTCCAGATACGTTATCAAGAATTTCGTTCATAACTCTTGATTTGAATTGTTCTGAAGTTACATACTTGTAACCTAAGTATGCTCCACCACTCATGGAAGCTACCATTACAAATGAAACAATGCTAAGAATATTAGCAATTTTTTGAAACATGATTAAATTTGCAATTTTAAAAGCACTATCTTTTTCAAGTGTGCTTGTATTACTGCTTATTGTAGCCCTATCCCCTCTCTACGTCACTATGGGGTTAATGACAAGACAGATGCACGAAAAGGTTAATTAATCTTCAGTTCTATCTTTAATGATAGCTGTTAATTCAGTAAACCTTGTTTGACATTGCTTGACAACTTCTTGTGCTTGGTTGTGCTTGTTAACAACATCTTGCAACTCTGCTTGCAGTTCTTCAAGAGTAGGTTTTGACATTAAGGTGTAGATGATTTATCTGCTATTAGTTTAGCTTTCCACGCAGCTTTTACATCAGTAGTCCAAACTGCATTGCATATTGCAGATACTTCTGCTGGTTCTGCTGATATGTCAGTATCAACTAAATTATCAGAAGCATCTAACGTACCAGCTTGTAGTACATATCTTTCAAAACTTCTTGTAAGTTCTGTGCCATCTTTTTTGATGACTGTTGCTTTGCGGACTTGTACCGCTTTGTATAAACCGACAACTTCTATCTTGTCGTATTCTATTGATTCGGCTAGTGCCATTAGGATTAATCTCCGATTAAAACAGGTTTAGGCTTAGTTTATAGACGTAGCTCGGTCTATGCTGCGGTCTAAGTAAATGAACCAGCAGCATAATTTATACCGAAATTTGCTGATTGTCCGCCAACACCAAGTCTTACTTGAGTT